GACAGCTGGCTTGACTGCTCCTATAGTGATTATGTCTCGAAGAATGATTCAGGCTGCAAGCGACGCTACTGAGACGGCAAATAAATTTAATAGCGTATTTGACGACGTACGAGTTAATGCGAATCAGGTTGCCGATGACTTCTCTAAATCTTTCGGGGTGGCCGGATCAACAGCACGAAAAATGATCGGCGATACCGGGGACCTGTTGGTTGGTTTTGGGTTCTCTGGCGATGCTGCGCTTGAAATGTCTGGTAAGGTGGCGCGATTAGCATCCGACCTTACCTCATTCCAAAACTTTGCTGGCGGCGCAGAGGGGGCCAATGCCGCTTTAACAAAAGCCTTGCTTGGGGAAACAGAGTCAGCAAAATCATTGGGCATTGTTGTTCGGCAGGGAACAAATGAGTTCAGGAAAAATGTCCAGATGATCATGCGCACGCAACGCGTCACTATTCAGCAGGCAAAGGCGATTGAAATTCTCAGAATTGCCACCAGCCAAAGTCAAAAGGCCATTGGAGACGTTAATCGCACTTGGGACGATTATGCATCTGTCGTTCGCCGAAACGAGGAGGCCACCAAGGAATTGAGCGAATCCTTTGGCAAGATAATGATCCCTCTTGCAACAAAATTAACTCTTGTTTTGACGAAATTAGTTAAATGGGTTGATTCTTTATCACCAGAAATGAAAAAACTCGTATTAACATTGGGTGGTCTTGTCGCTATTGGTGGGCCATTGCTTTTGGTTCTTTCTGGGATCGCCGCAGCTTTTACAGTTATTAGCTTGCCAGTCATTCTTGTTTCAGCAGCAGTATTGGGGTTGATTGCAGTCGGAATATTGCTGGCCGCCAATTGGGAAGAAATTGTATCAAGATTAAAATCTATGTGGGAGGGTTTTTCCAACTTCATAAAAAATATGTTTGATGAAATTGGAAATGGATTCAGCTTGCTTTTTGAGGGGCGGCTAATCGATGCGATTAAGACATTTGCAAACGTTGGCATTAGCAATCTTAATGCACTTTTGTCTCCGTTGGATGCTATAGCAAGTCTTCTGGGATTTGATGCCGGGACGATTAAAATTCCTGAATTTAACGTCAATGTCGAAGACGCAGTTTTAAAAAATGGTCAAGCCCCAACGGCTCCCGTCCAATCCGTCAATGGCGCAATAAACGGACAGATAACGGTGAGTGCTGCGCCAGGTTCTCAAGTTAAACAAACGAGCCTAACGTCAACCAGTAGTGGTCTGAACGTTGGCATGAATATGGTACCCGGCTAATGGCAGACGAAAACAGAATTATTAACGGCTTTTATAAAGGCATCGCAATCGCCATTGATTCTGCTTCAGTTGATGGTGGACGCAAGACCGCGATAAAGCAATTTCCAAGCCGCGACACCCAGTCTGTCGAAGATTTAGGCCTAAGGCCCCGCAAGTACAGCCTGGAGATTGTAATAAACGATAAGCAGGATCAGGACTATTTCGCCTACAGGAACTCTCTGCTTGCGGCGCTTGAATCCAAAGGTCCGGGCGAGCTTATTCATCCTCTATATGGAAGAATTGAAAACGTTGTAGCTGTATCTTACAGCCTGAATGAGGTTTTCAATAGCTTCGGGGACACTACGGTTAGTGTCGATTTTGAAGTAAATGAAAACACAGGAATACCAGTAAGTTCAGCCAACGTTGTCACTGAGATATCGATTTCAAATGACGCTGTTCAGGAGGCTGTGGCTTTAGATATATCAGAAGATTTCGTGGTAACGGAAAGCTTTTCTGGAAATTTCAGCGCAGCCGTTGATAAAGTTAATGAAATTATTGACCAGGCCCGTGAAGCAACCTCTTTTGTAGGTGAGGCGGCTGAAAAATTAAACGAATTTAGCGCAGAGATTGGCCAGCTATCAGCCAATGTCAATGCGCTTGTTTCAAATCCGCTCCAGTTATCCCAAGCCTTTACATCATTGTTCAACAGTGTAAACGGTTTATATGCTTCTTCTAGGGCTACGTTTGAGACCTTTGTGGGATTTTTTGGTTTTGGCAATGCTGATACTGACATTTTGCAAAACACAGCAGGAAGAATTCAAAGAAAGAAAAACAATGATGTCCTAAATGGTGCTGTTGCAGCCTCATCCTTAGGATACTCATATTTGGCATCCGTGAAAATTGATTACCAAACGACACGTGAGATTGATGAATTGACGGCTCGTCTTGATGCTCAGTATGAACAAGTGCAGCAGAGCGGTGCCTCTCAAGAAGTGAAAGACGCTATAACCGATATGCGAGTTATTGTCCTTCAATCTCTTGATCAGGTTCGTGTTAACACGCCGAGAATAATTACAATTGACACAAATCCGACTACCATCAGGATTTTGGGATTTAACTATTATGGAAACGATGAACAGGGGCAGGTGTTGTCAGAATTGAATGATATTTCCGACGTGTCGTTCATCCAAGGAGAAATTCAGGTGTTGACCGCATGAGACTTGAAGTCAATGGTGTTCAATATACGAACTTCACCGCAGCCAGTTGCGATATCAGACTGGACTCCCTTAGCAACACATTCAGATTTGATGCCGTGGCCCCTGATGCGCAAGCGCTGCCTTTTAAGGGGGGTGAGGAATGTAAAGTCATTGTGGATGGAGAACCTGTTCTAACCGGATCGATTGAAGTTGTTGATGTTGACTTTGATGGAAGTGATCACAAAATTATTGTCAGCGGAAGAGACAAAACGGCTAATATTTTAGATAGTAGGATCGATCGTATAGACGATATCCGTGGGGATGGACTGACTTTAAAGTCACTGATTGAAAGGGTTATATCTGAATTGGGGCTGGACATTGAGGTTGTAGACGAAGCCAACCCTCCTCCCTTCAACGGTGCTGAGGACATCGCGGCTCCTGAACCTGGTGATAATGCTTTTGAGTTTATCGAAAAATACGCTCAAAAGAGGCAAGTTCTACTAACGTCGAACAGCGATGGCAATATTGTTATAACATCTAATTCTGGCCAGGTTGCTGATGGCCGCGTCCAACACATAATTGACGCAGATGATAACAATGTTATATCGGGCAGATTTCGTTTTGATACCACAGGTAGGTATAATTTATACAGAATATCTTCAGATTTAAATCCAACTGCGCTCAATCTTTCTGGCAATATAGATATTTCATCCATCGTTAATCAAAGTGGGGTTGTTGTAGATTCTGATATAAGACCAGGGCGACAGTTAATTATTATATCTAATATCCCATTCTCAGATGCCGCCTGTGAGGATCGCGCGAAATGGGAGGCTGATATTCGCAGGGCAAGAGGCCTTGTCTATTCTGTGAGAGTTCCACAGTTTAGGGTTGGTGGCGATCAGGGCGACTTGTGGCGGATTAACAGAATTTATCAAATAGTCGATGACTTTGTTGGAAAAATAGAGCCAATGCTTTGCAATTCAGTTACATTTACTTTCGATGTAAATAACGGCAGAAATACAAATTTGGGTTTTGTCGGGCAAAAAGCTTATACTCTATTTTTGGAGCCTGATCCTTTAGCCGAAGAGGCTGGCAATGTTAAGTAAATTAGTAAGATGGGCCAGGGTCACTAAATCAGGGGCCGATGATGGTCAATTTGCAACTCAGACGATGGAATATCTCGGAAAAGTTGCAGATGGTCTAATGGTGTTCCCGTATGGCATGCACGGCAATGTGCCGGAGGATGCCCTTGCCTTAATGTTTTCGATTCAAGGCAGTCCTGACAATCGTGCCGCGATCGGATGGACCCCTAAGGATCGCCCCACCTTAAAAGGCGGCGAGGTCGCTTTATATCACCCTCCGACCGATGCTTTTTTAATATGGAGGGAGTCAGGCGACCTTGATATAGAAACGGGCAGCGGGGGCACCGCAAATGTGAATATTAATTGCAAACAGGCCAATATTACAGCATCAGAAAGTGTGACGGTTGATAGTCCTCTCGCGGTTTTTACCGGAAATGTAGAAATTGATCAGAATTTAACAGTTACCGGGGATTCGATTTTAAGTTCGACTGTGACCAGTAATGGCAAAGACATTAGCGACACGCACAACCACGGAGGTTCGCCAACAGCGCCCGCTGGTCCTGTTTCGAATACAGGAGTTCCCACATGACAACAGATGCGGTTTTAAAGATCAACCCAGGTACACAGGCTTATGATTTCGCCATTGATGAAAATGGCGATATAGAAACAGAAGACTTTTTTGACACATCTCTTCTGTATTCTATTTTTGGAGAGCGTCGGGCAAGCTCTGATGAAGTTGTGGACCCTCGACTGAGGCGTGGGTGGATTGGTAATGCAGAGGATTTCGAAAATGGGTCGAAAATTTGGCTGTTTTCGCAATCAAGGTTAACGAGAGATACATTAAATCGTATCGAAGACGAAGCTCAAAAGGCTCTTCAGTGGCTTGTCGATGATGGCTTTGCCGTATCGATAGACCAAGTCACCGCGACATTGTCAAAAGGCCGGGTAAACTTGGACATTACAATTAGACGCAGCCGTGATAGGATTGTCAGAAGATTTTTTGTTTTGTGGGAGAATACGGGACGTGCCAATTAATATCCCTGAATCCGCCGAAAAAGTAGAAGCCAGGTCGAAGTCGGACGTTCAGCGAGAGTTGAGCCAATCAAACCCTTTTTTGAAAAACAGTTGGTTAGGTGCTATTGTCACATCAACAGCCAACCGCATATTCGACTTTTACCTTCAGTTGACTTTTGCTATCAGGCAAAATTTTCCAGATACCTCTACAGATGATTTTCTTGTTCGTTGGGCCGCGATTTGGGGTAGACAAAGACTTGCGGCATCGCAAGCGACGGGTCGAATTGCTTCAACTGGAACCCCTGGGGGCACTATCCCAATCGGAACAGTTCTGACATACTCCGGGCAGAGTTACACGACCACTAGTGCTTCCATTTTGTCGCCCCAGTCCATTGATGTGGCGTCCATTGAGCGTTCGGGACAGACTGCGACGGTGACAACGGTTGCAGATCATAATCTTGCAAACAATGTCCCTGTCACCATAACGGGAGCAGATCAATCTGAGTATAATGTAGTTGACGCTCAAATTACAGTTACCGGACTGAATCAATTTGAATATCAGGTGGCAGGCAGCCCTATCACCCCTGGAACCGGAACGATACTTGCTTCCTTTACCTCTTCCAGTGTTCCTATTGTTTCTGATGAGTTCGGGTCTGGCACTAATCTTGATGCTGGTACGCAATTAAGACTTCAAAGCCCGATAGTTGATGTCGATGATATTTTAACTGTTGATTTTGGGGAAATTGGCGGCGGCTCAGATGAAGAAAGTGACGCATCCCTTAGAAATCGGCTGCTTGACAGAATTCAAAACCCGGTCGCTCATTTCAATGTTTCAGACATCAGTGGAAAAGCAAAAGAAGTTCCCGGTGTGACTCGGGTGTTTGTCCAAGAAGTGACACCAGTGGTGGGCCAGGTAACGATTTATTTCATGCGCGATAACGATGATGACCCCATTCCTTCTGCATCCGAAGTGACAAAAGTGAAAAATGAAATACTTAAAATTAAACCAGCAAATACATCGGATTCAGATGTTTTTGTGCTATCTCCTTCTGCCGATTTGGTTGATTTCACTTTTTCCTCTATAACGCCAGACACTTCAACGATGCGCGCAGCAATAGCCGAAAATTTGCAGCAGTATTTTGCGGAAAACACATCTGTGGGTGTTGATATAGATCAAGACGCGTACCGATCAGCAATTTTCAATACCGTCGATACAGTGACCGGAGATGTAATGAAAACCTTCACACTCTCAGCACCTTTGGGTGATATCGCAATTTTACCTGGAAAAATTGGAGTGTTGGGAACGGTGGGGTATTTATAATGTCTACACTATTTAAGCGAAGGAATTTGCAAGAATACACGGATAGCTTGGCTGCTTATTTGCCTGGGGGTGAATTATTCGCGTCTAAGAACATTGAAAACAGTAACTTTCGTAAATTGTTGCAAGGTCTCGCCACAGAATTATTTAGAAGCAACGGATTGCTTCGTGAATATAGCTGTGAAATTCTTCCTGATGAAACTCAAAAATTTGTTGATGAGTGGGAGTCAGCTGTTGGCATCCCAGATGATTGCTTTAATGGCTTGGGAAGTATTGAAGAACGACGCCGAGACATATTACTCAAATTGGCATCTTTGGGAATCCAGACTATTGATGATTTTCAAGATCTAGCAAATAGGTTTGATATTTTAGCCACAGTATATGCAGGGGAGGACTCCCCGTTTCCGGTCGCTACTCCTAAATTTACAATCGTTGTCGATTGGCTTGGCACGACGCCAGAGCAATCACAGCAAATTAATATTTTAAATTGTTTGTTTAAAAAAGTAAAACCAGCCAATGTAGTCCTTGAAATATTTAACCAAAATCGATTTGCCCAGTGTGGTGAATTAGAAATGCAATGCGGTGAAGAATTCGCTGAATGCAATAACAGTTTATTCTGAGGATGAAAATGACCGTTGATATAGGAACAATACTAATACACCCCATTTTGGGGGAAATGACAGTGACCCAGGTGGGTGGAAGTTACACTGAAAGAGTCGGTGGTGAATTTCACGC